TCTTTTCCAGAGCTGGCATACTATCGTGAGTCAGGATTGTCGCGTCTTCGCATGCATTGTAGTTGGCATCATCTGTGTCGTAATCATCCAACTCAGACTCGTAATACTCTGTATGCGGCTCTCCGCTTAGGTCCGGAGTAATGCGGGCATATCTGCGCAGCGAGGGTTCTTGTTCTTCGCAGAATGTGGGCGGATAGGAGTAGGGCTGCGGGATTAGTCCGCGAACTGTCGCCTCTAATACAGCTATTCTGCCAGCGGTCTCTTGGTAAACACGTTCCAGCGCCTCTTGTAACTGACGAATGATCTGCGCCTGCTCTTCTACACGGACCTCCAGCAAATGGCAGTTATTCACTATTTGCGCATTAGTCATTGTTGTCTCTGGTATAGGATTGGTCGCCTTGAGCAATAGCCAATATTCGCGCCTGAAATAGGGGGGTGGGCAGAAGTCCGGATAGAAGCGATAGCCCTCGCCATTCTTGAACTTTTGCATGATTTCCGATGTTAATTCATTTACAAAACTATCTTTAAAATGAACGAATGCTGATCTCACTACCGAGTCAATATCTTTACCAAACCCAGGTTGTTTGGTAATTGGCGCAAAGTCCACACGACTAACACGACCTATTCCGCAATTTTCAAGCTCGCGCGCTACCACCTCGCTTGGCACGAGGGTTGAAATGCGAGGAATATAAATGCAGTTGAGTCCGTCCATTTTGATACTTTGATACTTTAAGGTACACGTATTGTGTTTGGTTAACATTAATTCCAAAATAAAAAAGTTTCTCAATTTTTTTTAAAATAATTGTTATTTTGCAGCACATAAAATTTATACTGGTTTATGGTTTATTGTTTATCAAGAAGAATGAGTTAGAAGCAATATCCGGTTCAATTTAGTAAGCGTCATCGGGCCAAATGATTTCGCCGTGATAAAACTATCGCGAATAATCTCTATTCGCCGACCAACCGGCTGAAATGGCAGACCATCGTTGTCTCCCAGATGTATTTGACCGTTCTCCTCTTTCCACTTGAGTCCGCTGTCAATTGCATACTCAACATCCGATGTTATCTTCGCAATGATACACTCCTTGGTTCCCACAAAGGGGATCACAACAATGTCTCCGATTGCCATTTCCTCAACGAATCGTCTATCCTGACCTCGCGAAGACCGCCCAACTTGAATGGGCATACGATCATTATAAATTCCATCTATAACATTTTGCCGGTGTACTCCCCATCCTCCCCAGGGGCAAGTAACAAATTTTTGAGTCATAATCAGCTCCCTCATATCGGACTGATTTGTTTTTGCACCATAATTCTGGCGAAGAACCCAAGACTGATTGCTAATACTCATTTGTGAACGAAACCTATGGTATATGATAATTGTATGCTTCCTTTATAAAAATCATTTCAATTTTTTTATTATGACCAGTATTCAAGTAATAAAAATAAATGAAAAAGATATTGGCCTGTATTTACAAGCCAGTATCTTTATTTATTTATTTTTTTATAACTTAAATAGAATGTTTTATTTTGATATTTTTATACATCCACCATGATGGTTTCTTGCGGAGCAATTTGATGCTCGTCTACCTCTGGTGTAATTTTAGCCTCTGCGCCTGGGGTATAGTTGGATATAATGACTCGCAGCTTACCAAATAGCTCGTCATTTATACGTTCAAATGTTTCCTCATCTTCATATTCTTCGTGGTCAATCAGGAGCGCCTTTACAAGTTGCTCTACCGTCACACCTTGGTCAGAAAGGGTTTGTGCTATGTATTCTGCAGATGGTTTTGCCTCCTCTTCTTCGTCATCATCATTTGAGCGATTGTCGCCGTACAAGTGACGACGTAATTCAACCGTGACTTCTAATTCAGATTCCTCATCGGCAATATCGTCCTCGTCGTGCGCATTACCTGCAAGGTTATTCATGAAGAAACGTAGCCCTCGTAAAGCATTATCGCTATAGGTCTCCTCAATGATTGTATCGTCTTCCAAATAATCATCCTCTTCCTCATCTTCTTCCTCGACTTCCTCGGCCATAGCTGTGCGGCAATATGGGCATCCGAATCCATTGTGCGCTACACTGGTCATCAGACATCGCGCATGAAAACAGTGGCCGCATTCCGTCGTGACACAGTTTTTGGTGAAGTCGATTTCATCCATACAAATCGGGCATTCAGCTGGTGCAGACATTTTAATATTAATGGTTCAAAGAACACGTTGATAAAACTTTTTGTTCGCTCCAGAACAGTGTTTAAAGTAATTCAATTTTTTTTAGTTATTACAGTTTTTTGCAATAACTAAAAATCTATAATTGGTGCCTTTTTTTCAGTGCCGAATTTTCAGTAAATAAATATTTCGATATTTATAAAATGTTAGTGGTTGTTGTTTTACACAAGAATAAAAAAAATTGAGATACTTATTAGCAGCATAATTAATTGCACTTGTCTAAGACAACAAACTGCATTAAGCTTATCAAAATATGTCCACCATTCAGAATATCAGCCTTTACGTCCCCCACGTCTTTGCTAATTACAGCAAGACCGATGTTGCCAAAGTATTTAACGAATATGTTGGCCATGTCAAGGAGGTTGACTTTGTGTCCAAAAAGAGTCACGACGGCAGACCCTACAATGCCGTGTACATTCACTTTCACGCCTGGCACAATAACCATGCTACGGTGAATCTTCAAGCGCGAATTCTTGATCCAAATCAAGAGGCTCGTATTGTATATGACGATCCTTGGTATTGGATTGTTCTTGAAAACAAGGGCCAAAAATCGGCCCGCGCAAACATGCCGCGTATTGCCTGCAGCGATGAATTCCCTGCTATCGTAACCCCAAGAAAGACTGGTACCGGAGAGGCTATTGCGCCAAATGCACCAATCAAGGCTGCCCGCAAAGAGCCAATGCTCGCTGAAAAGATGCCGATTATTAACCTTGAAAATGATTTCGACGAGGCTCTCACAAAGGAGGCGCTCGATGCTATCAGGCTCTACGAACTACAAGAACTCATGGATGAACAGGAGCGATTCCTCATTACCATAGACAGCCGCTATGTACGCGCAATTGAGAGCGAGAATGTCGATATGCGGATGAAGTTGGCCCATCTCAATCATATTTATCAGGCCGAGTTCTCTAAGACAGCAGCCTTGACTGCGGCGATGGCCGGATCAATCAGCAGCGCAAAGTAGATTAGTTAGTTTAGTTTTAATAAAATACATATTTAAAAAATAAATAAAAAATAAAAAGGGGTCTTGTGAGGCCAATCCTTTTTTACTGAAAAAATTTCTCCGAGTGTTAATTGCGCTCATCTTACAGTATACGTGGAGTTATATTATTGTGTTTGTATTATTGTGCAGGTGTGCTACCCTATTCATTTTTTTATATACGAATTATATAATGCACGGGGGCACAAGGAAACGAAAATTTATTATTGAATCCTCCTCCACAGAGAGAAAACCAGTAGGGAGGTTAAGGAAACCAACCCACAAGCGGCAAATTATAATTGAATCGTCATCATTAATGCCTGTTACTTCGCCGAAGACAAAGAAGGGAAACACTAAGTCGGAGGTAAAACGAGGGCAAACAAAAAAGAAGCGCTTCATTATCGCATCCTCCTCCACAGAAGAAATAAAAGAAAAAAATGAGTCCCTGAAGACTGAGAAAAAAGGACAGCAGAAAACAGATTTAAAGGTATCACAAGATATCAAGCCAATGGCGTCGATAGCACAACCCTTACCAAGCGGTCGTTTGAATGAAAAATTTATTGAACTTATGGAGAAACTTGCCGATATTATGTTGAAGCAGGGCGAGCCCTTTCGTGCGCGAGCATATCAAAAGGCTCAGGAAACAATTATGGCATTCCCCGATGACATTTTGAGCCCAGAACAGTTGACAGGAAAGCCTGGTATAGGGTCTACGATCATGGATAAACTTACCGAATATATGCAAACTGGCACATTGAAGGTGCTTGAAAGAGAGAAAAATAACCCGATAAATATTTTGGCTGACGTTTATGGAATCGGCCCCAAGAAGGCCAAGGAGTTGGTTGACAAGGGGGTTACGACAATTGCACAGTTGCGCGAGAACACCCAAATGTTAAATGATGTTCAAAAGGTGGGACTTCGCTATTATGAGGACATTTTAAAGCGCATCCCTCGCTCCGAAATTGAAGAATACGAATCCATCTTTGACCACAATTTTATGTTCTCGACCCTGCTTAAGGACCCAAATGACGACCCTCGATTTGAGGTGGTAGGGTCTTATAGACGCGGTGCTCAAAATTCGGGAGATATTGACGTAATCATTACTGCAAATGACCCAAAGGTATTTGTTCGGTTTATCGATACGCTTATCAATCAGAAAATCATATTGGAGGTTTTGTCACGAGGCCCCACCAAATGTTTGGTTATTGCCAAAATTCCATCCTCCGATTCTGCACGAAGAGTTGATTTCCTATACACCACCCCGGAGGAGTACCCATTTTCCGTTCTCTACTTTACTGGAAGTAAGATTTTCAATACAGTCATGCGCCACCAAGCGCTTCAGATGGGGCTTACAATGAATGAACATGGGCTCTACAAGATGGAGGGCAAGAAGAAGGGAGAGAAGGTTGCGCACACTTTCAAGGATGAAAAGGATATTTTCAACTATCTTCACATGGCATATAAGACTCCCGTAGAACGGACGGATGGTCGCGCGGTTGTTATCAAGCAAAAATCGCCATCTATAGAAGCGCCTATAGAAAGCGAAAGCGAAGACGAGGTTGAAAATGTTGTAATTGACAAAAATGTTGCCGGTTTAATAGATACATTCAAGGCCAATGGTATCAGCCATCTACAAACATTGAATGAAAATCAGTTGACTTCCATGTTGAACCTTGCCAACGTTCTATATCGCAATGCACAGCCCATTATGACGGACAACCAATACGACATATTGCAGGATTTTATTGCTACAAAATACCCGGCCAACAAGGATGTTCATAAAATCGGTGCTCCCGTAGAGCGAAACAAGGCGGTGCTCCCCTATTTTATGGGATCAATGGATAAGATTAAACCGGATACCCACGCGCTGGCAAATTGGCTTGCGAAATATAAGGGACCTTACGTATTGTCTTGCAAGCTTGATGGGGTTAGTGGGCTATATACAACGGAGGGACCTATACCCAAGTTGTATACGAGAGGCGATGGAAAGGTTGGACAGGATGTCAGCCACCTGATACCGCATTTGCGGTTGCCGAAGACAAAAGGCGTTGTTATTCGCGGCGAGTTCATTATTCCAAAGGAGGTATTCATCGCAAAATATAAGACAACCTTTGCGAACCCACGAAATATGGTTTCTGGGTTGGTAAACCAGAAAACGATAAACGCCGCTGTTAGCGATTTACATTTCGTTGCCTATGAGGTTATTGTGCCCGATAAAAAACCATCCGCGCAAATGGAGTTCTTGTCTACTCTTGATGTTGAGACTGTGTTGTACAAGGTGGAAACCAGTTTGACCAATGAAATGCTGTCTCAGACCCTCGTGGATTGGCGGAAAAACTACTCTTACGAAATTGATGGGGTAATCGTGGTGAATGATGCAAAGTATGACAGACGCGAGGGGAATCCCGAACATGCGTTTGCATTTAAAATGGT